TAAGTCAGCCTTGTATGCCTTGATTTTCTTATCAATCTCTTTCTTATACTCTTCAAGACTATCTATCTTACCTTCTATATCTTGTTGCCATCTTTTCTCAATAACTTTTTGAGGGACAGCTGGTTGGTCTACATAATAATGAAACATTTGTTTCTCCTTTCCCCACTATATATGGGGATTGGAAAAGCATTTGTCAAGTGTACATATATACGTAGTCTTTAATAGTCCTGCCTTGAAAGGTCATACCTAATTCATCAGAGAGATAAGACATAACAAGATGAGCATCAACACTTGGTTTAATTTCTATGTTGATGACAGGCTTAGTTCTCATGATCGTTTCCTTTGCACCTCTTAGAAAGTTTAGTTCATAACCTTCTATGTCTACCTTCAGATAGTTTATCTTATCCAGTTCGTAAGAGTCAAAGGTCCTCATCTTACATCTATACTTACCTTCTGTTCTTATACTGGCAGTACCACTATTATCTGGTGTATCATAATCAAGGAAGACTACATCCTTTTCATGGTCTCCAAGTGCAGTTTGTATTACTATTACTTTCTCAGGGTGTTGAATGTTTTCCATGAGACAATCAATGTGATCTTGTATAGGCTCAAAACAAATTACTTTATTAAAAACTTTCTCAAGATCTATAGCCCATGTTCCTACATGAGCACCAACATCAACAGCTATGTCATGTTCTTTAACAAAGCTAAGAGAATAATCTCTATGTTTCTTTTGATACTCAGGGCCTACTGTCTTTAAGTAGTATTGAAAGTGTCTATCATCCTTGGGTAATCTTAAATCCATTACAGTCTTCCTACTCTATGATAAAGGGATAATAACTTTTCTTCTACATCTCTGTTAGGAGGTGATGCATACTTAATATAATAAGTTATCACCTTCCTAATTAATTCAACATCAGCTGAGGCTATTGCAGGTTTACTTTCTTTCATTTTATTATGTTCCTCCATTATAATACTTATTAAGTAAGTCTTGAAAACTTATATTAATTCCTGCTTCTAATAATCTTTTCTTTCGTTCTGAATATAATAATTTTAAAACTTTTTCTCTGGTAGTTCTGTTACCATGATGTGCCATTCTGTGACAAGTAGGACAGATGCATACAATGTTTTCTGTTCTATCAATATTTATTGTAGGAAAATCCTTTTGTGCTTTCATGGGAATTAGGTGATGACCTTCCATATAAACTTCTTCATTATTATTTATAAAAGTTTTATGATCTCTATCAATCTCACATTTAAAATTATTATCTTGGAAAACTTTTATTTTTAATTTCTTATCTGTTGTGTACCTAGTAACTATTGTATTATATTTTATAGTTGGTTTTCTATTATTACTTTTACTAATTATTTTATTATTATTTATAGAGATAGTTTTAGTAGAGAATGGTTTACCGGGAACTCTTTGCCACTCAGTTTCATAAGGGTATGAAAAAATTTTAAGTTTAGAAATATCTTTTGGAGATATACTAAAAGGGTTTCCATTACCGGTGGGATTTAAAAAGTCTCTATTACCATCAGAATAAATAATATTTAACTCTTTAAAAAATGTTCTAAACTTTAAGTCATGATACTTGTTTTTAAATCCTTGTGGAATTGATAGGTCTTCAGCATCTATTAAAAGATTTATACTGTCTTCAAAACTAACTTTATTATTTTCAATTTGATAGAGAATATATGCAAATTCTTTTACAGTAAGCCCTCTCCCGTAAAATTCCCAGAGGAAGCCAAGACATCTTAAGTATAGGTTGGGAGGATTAAGATAACTATTACTAGTCTTTGATGCACAATTATTATGCCCAAAGGTTTTTTCTTTCAAAGCTTCTATAATAATTTGAACTCTCTGCCATGGGTAATTATAAAAATTCATTCCTTCAACAGTAATATAACTTTCTTTTTTAGCAAATGAATGTTTAACTAATCCAAAATATCTTGCAACTTCATTTTTTTTTAAAAGAAAAGATGAATCTTTTTTAGTTGAGTATCTAAATATATTACTAACTTTTCTTTTAAAGTCATCATTAGTAAGAGGGGTACTTACATTATCCATGTATACTGATAAAGATTTTAAACAGCTAACTAATCTTCCATCTCCTTTTGGCATTATAAGGCTCATATATCCACCAACTCACATACCCCTGCAGTACATGCAAGTTCTTGTGATCCCTTTGTGTTATCTTCTTTCTCAAAGTCTTGTAGCTTAGTCCAATCAATAGTAGTAGGCATAGCTTTTACTAACTTCTTGTAAGTCTTCTCATCTATATCTTGGTAAGGTGCTTGTGTATATGTATGATCAGCAAAAGGTAAGAAGGATACACCACTTAGATACTCAAAGTTTTCCCAACACCATGCACCCACAGGAACCCACTCATCTTCCTTAACACTTATAGTTACAGAAGGTTTATGTTCACACCAATGCTTGGCATATATTTTCCACATCTCTAACTGTTGTATAGCTGTCATGTCTGTCCTACATACTGAACCCTTTGGAGCCATCATAGGGAAAGAGAATACAGTAGTATGATCTGGTTTCATTTTATCATCTTCACTAGGTATACCAGATGCCTTAAGGAACTCAGTCAAGGGGTCTTTCTTATCACCTCTTACTGTTCTAATGTAATAAGGATTATGTCTGGCATGTATACCACTAGCACTATCAACTAACTGACTCACAGTACCTGAAGGTTTAACACAAGTGATAGCTGTTGATTGATTGATACCAAACTTATCAGCATATTCTTTGTTACAATCTACAGCTACCTTCTTAAGTTTCTCTAGTGTCTTCTCTAGTCCTGCTTCTTTACCATTAAGTAATTCAGAATCCATGATACCAGTAAGAGATACACCAAGTAATCTTTCTTCTTCTGTATTGTCTTGCCATCTCTTTCTTAAGTAACCAAAGTTAGTGAAGGTAGATTGTATAGTACCTAGTAAGGTAGCTACTTTAATCTTTCTTGTAAGAGTATTAACAGTATCACCTGCACGTACCACTATCTCTGTTAGGTTACAGAACTGATTAGGTCTAAGGATAATTTCACTACAAGGATTAGTACCGAAGTCCCAGTTAGATTCTCTTCTACCATTCTCAGCAGCTTTCTTTTGAGCTGATGCTCTACTAAAGATACCTCTCTCACCTGACTTACTTTCATAGAGAGACAACCATTCCTTCATGAAGATGCCGGGATCAGGTTTCTCTGTGTAAGCAACGGAGTTATTAGCCAAGGCTCTCTCTGGATTAGTTGTCCACCAGTCACCTGTCTTAGCTGTACGTATACGTTGATCAGATAAGTTAGATAAAGATATAAGAGCTGACCTACGTACACCACCTACCACTACAACTTCACCTGTCTTACATACTATGTCATGACATTCCATAGAGGAAAGCTTTCTCCCTCTTGCTTCTTTGAACTTAGTAATAGTAAAGTCAAACAAATCTACCAGAGGTTGAGGACCACTAGCCCTACCACCAAATGTTTTAAGTCTCTCACCTGCAGGTCTAACCTTGGATACATTTATCTTAGGTACTCTACCTGTGTATAGGTAAGCTATCAAATCTCTGAAGGCTCTTGCCCATCCATCTTTAGAATCAGTAACAGAGACAACACTATCTATGTACTCAAACTCTTGCTCAGGTACAGTAGGTAACTTGTCAGCATACTGTCTCTCAACAGAGAAGCCTACACCAGTACCATTCATAAGGATATATAGTACCTCATCAAAAGCTCTTGGACTATCAATAGGAATATAAGAACAGTTGTACCCTGCTACATGTTCTCTATCTAATGCTTTACCTGCTGTCATCAAAGCTCTCATGCTTGGCATAACCTCAAGAGATAGTATAGATTCTTCTATCTGATTCCATTCTTTATCTGTAACACCACCCTTGTAGTTAGTGTCTATGTGAGCCTTGAAGAAAGACACAAGTCTTCCTACTGTTTCACCCCATGTTTCTCTTCTACCTTCATCTTCTAACCAACGTGAATACCTAGACATGTGAATGAAAGACTGGTATTCTGTGGGTAAGTAGTTACTTCCCATTAATGATGCCATGTTATGCTCCTTATTTATATGTGAATGTTAAATTGTTTCTGACTTGCCATAGTTTAGTTTCGCCTATGTAAAAAGGTTCAACCCATACCTTAACATAAGGTACTGTCTTTATCCAATGGCTGTATATTTTATCTGCTAACTCTTGAGATAACTTCTTGTCTCCTAAATAATCTTTACCTGAGTATGCCATTAATGTAATCCTTTTTTTTGTT